GTCTAAATTAGCCGGAGCAGCCTTAATTACCACCTCATCTTGAGCCAACTCAAAGTACCACAACTCGGGGTACTCCTCATCACTTAATTTCCACTCTTTAGGGATGAGTTTAATATACATCTTAACTCGATCCATGGAGGTGTTAGTTCTAGTATGCATACTATCTACTGTGGACACACCAGATTTAATAGCCCTCCCCGAATTATCAGAAGGGAAAATTCCAGATTTCCTCCCCTGCAGTTGGGCAAGATATTTTACATTAAACATCCTCCCATCGGAATTCCTCTCCTCATCCAACAGAGTCATATAGTTAGTCTTATTCAACCACCCTACAAATTCTCCAGCCTGAGGATCATGAATAGGGACAGATGTATCGGGGAGGTATAAGTAGGGATCAATATTTTCCAGTGCATTGCCTTCAAACAGAAGTTGATTCTTCATACTAACTTTCTTAGTCTCACCACCAAATCCAAACATCCCTCCAGTAGCTACAGACACACTCTTCGTCCCGTATTCTGTATACCATGTAGGAGTGGATACTCCAAAGCCATAACTAAAGGCATCCCTCGCTTGGGTGTGTAAGTTTAATGCTACCTTATTCTTAACACATTGAAGAGAGATAATCTTCTCTAGCAGTATGGCCCCTATCACATCATTAGGAGCTGTTCCCTCATAACGGAAGATCGGGTCTGGAAAAAAGGCACTGACAAAATATGAGAGTAAAGTCTCCAACACGGTGTATGAATAGGGAAAGACTATACTAGTTGGCTTCCTACTATCCTTACCCTTAACCAATTCCTCCTTCTCATCCACTGGGATATAAGTAGTAAGGGTCTGATCAATTGTACTCCAATCATCGTGCCTCCCTGACATTATTCTAGCACTATCATAAGCTCTTTCTATAATTTCATCTTTAATTCGATCATGCAATTTTGTCCCAGGCCGTAGATCCAACCCTTCTGGATAATCATAGTCAAATTTCTTATCATATATTGTCGCGGCAGATTTATAACTTCTATCTCCCATTACTATTGCAGGCATAATTGGTCTCCGACCGAATGCTTTATTGATTTATTCAATTAAGCAATTAAATTAATAGTCCCATTCCATCACTAGGCATCCCCAACTCATTCTCCAACTCATCATACTCATCCTCACTTGGCATTTCTTCCGTCGAATCCGAGGGGTCAAAATAGACTGCGTGCTTATCCATAATGTAATTGATGTAGGCCAAAGCATCCATAACATCCCACAATTTAGACCGAGGAAATCCGAGAAGTTGCCCTTCCAACTTTGCACAATTCGCCTTATTGTGATAAATATAACCTAACCTGTAGAGAGGGGCAAGTGTAGCCACACGCTCTTCCTTACTCCTCTTCGCTGGAACTTCCATAAGGAGTGGATGCATGCTTCTCACCCTACACTCATTTTCAATAGGCTGGGTTATAAACTGGCTTAAACCAACTGCATCATACCCAAGGATGAATGAGCTGTAGACTTTAACCTGTCTAAACATTTCATCATACAACTCATCCGGGTAGAACTTATGACTAACAATATCCCTCACAAAAATCCGTCTACTTGTCCTATCCACTGCCACCGTCACCACAGCAGAATCAGCACTTTGCAACTTAACTGTCCGTGCTGGATCAACTATTGTTATATGTAAAAGACTGTACGTTCTGACCTCTTCCTCTTCACCATCTTTCTCAACAATCAACTTATCCATCAAATCATCGAAGTAATTAAAGTAGGCCTGTTTGAAGACTGCATCTTCCAAGGATATTGGAATATTCATCCTCTCCATATAGAATGAGTCCAGTGTCCCAAGACGCCTATGCTCATCAACCTCAGCCTTAACTTCCTTATCTGTCATATAATTAGGATCATAAGACTTGTAGTTCTCATCACAAATGCTAAGTTGAATTGAAGCCCATTCAGGAGACTCCAACAGATCCACCAGTAAGGAATCCTCATGTTTGATTGTGTCTATATAGATAAAAATACATCCCTTACCATACTTCCCCTCTGTCTTCATCAAATCTGAGTAGAACCAATCTTTTAATTTCTTTCTATTCTCTTCACTTCTCACTTCATCTTTATTCTCTAAGTCATCTATAATCACCAACTCTGGTCTATGATTGGCCCAATTCAATCCCCTCACCTGTTGCCCAGCACCCCTAGGTAAAATGTAGGTACTGCCATAAGCTGTCCAAGCACTCTTGGAGAAGGATTCATCTATAGCTCCATCAGTACCAATAGCATCCTTTATATTGCCAAAAAGATGTTTAACATAATCACTAGTTATTAAATCCCTCTTGATGTTCTCCGTCTGCATCTCCGCTGAAGTTGCACTATTACTTAAGTACACGATGAAGTGGTCCAACCTAAATAGTATGGACCTCATCACCAATGCTCGAGCAATGGAAGTTTTTCCAATGCCCCTTGGCGCAGCAATGGCAATTTTTTTATGGCCAGAATTAATTAAGTCAAAAATCTGCTGGTGGAGGATGGAAAAAGGAGCATAAAAGATCTCAGGAAATACTATACCACAACAAAGCTTCGCATCAGTAACACACTGAGCCATGATCCCCTCAAGTTCTTCATCCCTTGCTTCAAGCAGGTTTGCCATGATCTGTCAATTCCTCCATCACTTCAATGATTCGATTAATTCCCTTCCTAACTTCCAAACAGCCCTCATGATTGTATTCTTGTTTAATCATCATACATTCTATATGACCACTAATAACGGTTAAGGCATTCCTCAACTTATGAGGTATCATTGCATCTATTTCCATCCTAATCCTCCTGCAAAATCCGCCTTCTCTCTTTCTCTACATAATCATTTCTCAAGCGCCTGTCAAAAGCAATGTAGAAATTCTGTTGAATCTCTCCTGATACACGCTCTAGTCTTTCCAACCTCTTGTCCAAAGATCCATAGAAATTTTGGATAATATCCCACTTATCCCTGGTGAATTTGAAATCTTCCTCTTGCCCAAACCAACTTCGTCTATTTTGCAAGTAGGCAAAAATAATAGCAAATCCCAGACCGCAACATCCTGATACAAATAGATATAACCATATTGAATTACCTGTAACCTGCTCCATAATCCTCACACAATTGCTTAATGGATTAATTCAATCAAGGAATTAACTTTTAACTGTAGCATAGATAGCCCCGATGATAAAAACTACTATAGAACTTACAATAATCCTAACACTGACTGTCTCTGCTACTTTTGTTTTAGCCCTAACTGCAGATACAAATGCGTGGTTCTTTTGGATTTCTGGCATACCTTCCTTACAAAATTGAATTTGTTGATGATCTCTATAGTGTTGTTCAGGCTCAACCCAGTAGGATTTCCTCTCTTCGTCTAAAACTTCTTTAATAATAGCCTTAAATTCAGCGGGCTCCATAATTAAACCTCTACTATCATAACCACCCCAGTAGTCATCTCTGCGCCAACAGCGTAAAGTTTAACTAACTTATCTCGATCATGATTGAAGTATTTAATAAAATGATCAAAGGCATTAGCCGCCTTCCCCTTGTATATTATTATTCCAGTAGCTCCACCATCTCTCACTGTAAAAACATCATCCGTGGCCGCAGGGATGATTTGAATAGACCTCACCCTAACCCCATTCGGCAAGTCATTAGTTAATCCAGACCCAGTTGTAACATCCCAAGCTGTTGCCCCGTCAAAGGTCACGTTGATGAATCCCTTACTCCCTGCAATAATTAATGCCATCCTACTACCCTCCTCTTATGGACAAGTCAAGTTTAAATCTAGATCTGCATCAGTCAAGGTGTATGTACCCTGGGAAGCAAATATCTCATCAGTTACATCTCCACTCCCATAAAACGTCCCAGCGGTGACAGCACTAAAAAATCCCACATAAGCTACAGTACATGCTGGTACATCAAACACTGGCTGATTAGAACTGTCCAAACTTCCACCCGCTGCCGCATTCCAAGTTATTGACTTCCTAGCATACGCTGGAGTACCTCCAGTCACCTCATTAGCCCCACCAACTCCTGGATCAGCTGTATGGAGAGATGCGTAGATTGCCACCGCTCCTAATGCATCTAGCATTACATTCTTCCCGCTGTCTGAATATCCTGCTGCCATCTCATCCCCCTCTTAGGCAAGGCCTAAGGTTATTTAGGTTTAACATAGACTTCAAGTTCCACAGTAGCACTGTGTAGCCATAGTGCTGGAGCGTCAATGTGGACCTGAAACTTATAAATTCCCACCTGATCCAAATTCCCAGCAATTGTT